CTTTTCCGTAATCAACAGACTGTTGTAATTTAGGACTTCCTTCTTCTACACCTGAAATAACTTGAATATCGGAAGAATAAGAATCTAATAGGGCTTTGTTATCATTGTTAATTTGAATACCTTTTTCCTTTAACTTTTCTAATTCTGCTACTCTATCTTCATCTTCTTCTTCTCTTGCTGTGTCAATTTCATCCTTTAAAAAGCCTACTTCATTAAAACTATTGATACTACTTCTTATCTTATTATAGTCATCTTCTGACATATAAGTGTATTCACCGTTTTCTTTTTCCTTTGAACGGTATGCTTTTGATGATACTTGCATTACTTCAGCAGCGGTCATTTCTTCTTCAATATGTTCATAATTGACTTGTTCTTCTTCGTCTAATTCTGTCCAATCTTCGATGGAGATAACTTCACTCGTTTGTTTATTCTTTTTTCTAGCAATCATATAGAACTTATCTTGTCCCGCTTTGCTATCTTTGCTTTTAATAGAATCTATTACTCTAGTTGAAAAAGTAGGTTCGCTTCCTTTCTTGGTTCTAATCATTCCCGTTAATTTAACTGTTTTAACCGTCGTTGGGTCATTTAATATAGGAGTTAGTATTCTTTCAAAAAGACTTACATTCTTTTCTACAAAAATTAAAGGGCTGGTATTATCGGCAAAATCAACAGCAAAAACTTTTTTACCTGTGGTATCTTTATTTCTAAATTGATACATTTGCCCATCAAGACTAATTACTTGTTCTTCCTGCATTTGAGATGTTCTATTGTCTAAATCATCTTTAGCCGCCATAATTTTCATAGGCCCAAACTTGTCTTGTGAAACTTGCGCCCCATCATTAACAAATGCACCGCCTTCTAATTTAACAGGTGTTAAATATGTTGCACTACTCGCTTTTTGATTCATATTATTGATAGTCTTATCATCTAATAAAAATGAATATTGAATAGGCTCAACTTTTATTTTTGATTCGTAGTTTTTAGTTTCAAGAGGAGGACTACTTCCTAATAAGTTCATAAGAAAATCAGTTTTAGCATTAGTTATTTTACCTTCCTCGTTTGTAGGAAAATCACAAGTAAAGTGTTTTTCTGCGCCTTCTGTTGGTTTAAGATTATATCTACCTTTACCTCCATCTCCCTGTTGTTCCATTAAAGAAACGCTTTCTTCAACCTCTACTTTATCTGTTTTAAACTTTTCAAAGAAATCAAAGTCGGGCAAATTAATTTGTCCATCTTTATAAAAAGACGATACTCCGCTACCTCTTAATTTATTAACTAGATTAGAATCTAAAATATCTTTTATTTTTTTATCCTTAATAAACTTAATATTAGAGGTATTTTCCACCTTAGCCTTTCCTCTTCTCAATGTGGAAAATCTAGTCCACCCTTCACCTTCTTTTTTTAGTAAAGGTTCAAGCGGTTGCTCTAGAACTTCTGTAAAGACATCAAGGAACTCTTTTTCTAAAAGATTACCATTTTGTTCACTAATTCCATCCAATGCCCTTCTATATTTAACAATAAAACTTTTGTTTCCATCATTGAGATATTTACTCATCTCAGTAATAAAAAAATCTTTTCTTTCGGGAAGCGCAGTATTTACTTGACCCCATTTAAACGATACCATTTAATTCACCTCACATAAGCCATTTAGCCCAAGCAGCACCTTTTTGAATTGCTGCACCTAAATGTAATCCGCTTTGAGGTGGTTCATAACTCATTTGACCTTGAGCATCAATCCAATAAGGACGGCCATATCCGTCTGTTCCCGATGGGGGAATAGGATAACCTGTTCCGTTTTGAGTAGCACCTTGCATTTGTTGGTATTGTTGCGTCTGTCCTGTGATTCCGGCAATAGCCATACCTGCGGTTGGTTGAACCATATTGCCGCCCATACCGCCACCAAACCCTTGAGATTCTAGGTATTGTTGCTTCGCCATCTTTCGTTGATTTACGACTTCTGTATTAATAGCGGCGTTAAGCAACTTACTAATATCAAGTTCAATGTTTTCTTGAGTGATTCTTTCGTATTCTCTCATAGCATCAGGATTTACAGAAATAATGTTTCCGTTTTGGCTAAATGCTAATTTAGCAAGCATTTGAGATACTACTCTTTCCACTACATCTTCCATCAATTGTTCAAGAGCAGTTAAAAACATTTCACCATGATATTGAAAGAACTCTTCCACATGGTTATCTTGTAAAGAAAGTAAATTATTTACATTTTTAAATTGTTGGTCGCTTTGTGCCTGAACTGCGTTCATTACTGTTCCATTAGTTGTTCCTAAGATTCCCATGCTTATTCCTCCGTATTTGCCTCTTCTTGTGGCGGTAGTTCATTTGTTGCTTGAATACTGTTACTTAACATCAAATGATTCAATCTATCCGACATTATGCTAATTTCAGTAATCAAGCGGATAACCTCTTCGGTGGCTGTCCTATTATCACCTAAAGCGGGTGGCCTAATAAGCCATCCGGTAGCGGTGAGCGACATAACATCATTCTTAGTTAAATTAGTAATAGGGCCACTCTTAAGCATTTTAGGCATTTTAGGAACAAATGCTTTAAATTCTAATCCGTGTTGGTCTGCAAGTATCTGTTGTTGTAGCATTTCCATTTGCATATAAGTTGAAGCGTGTTTAGGACAATAAGTTCCTCTTAATGGCCTTCCTTTGGTGACATTATCTAAAGGAATAGGTGGTCGCATATAATCACCTGCTTCCCAAACATGGTGGAATCCACAAACAACACATCTGTCCTTTAAATTAAATTTTTTACCGTATTTAATTCCTAAGAACTTTTTAGGTTCTGCTCTTAAAACAGCAGTTAATTCCTTTAGTTGTTTCTTAGGTTTAAAAGTAATAAACTTATATTCTTGAACTACTCCACTAGCCCTCGCTTGTTTTAGCGGGCTTAGTGCAGGGTTAAATTGTTGCGGTGCTGTTTGTCCTATTAATTGGTTATTATACATTTCTACTCATTCCTTTTATCTTTAATCTTGCTTTAACATATTCTTCGGGGGGCATTGTGTCTTGGTCTGCTGCTTCTTGCAGTATTTCTTTAATTTTTCTTCCTCTTGCAGTATTGAAAACAGCGGAGTGATTTACAAAATTAACTAATCTTAAGTGCATAGGGTCTGCTATATTTTCTAAGGCATAAGCAATATATTCTACTTGGCTTGTAAATCTTGAATGGAATTTATCATCTGCTTTATTATGTGCTGCATGGGCTAATTCATGATTTACAACTCTAACTAAGTAATCAATTATTTCTTCATCTGTGGTTTTTCCTTGTGATTTAAGATATTCATAGACATTTTTTTCGTCTATTACTATTTCATCTGTATTAGGGTTATATGAACCTTCCCAACCTTTAGGTAGGGGTTTAAAGTCAATATTAACCTTGAGTATATTAAACCACATAATAATCAGTAATCCTTTATCATTGTCATTACGCCTCTATATACCATTTCGGGGTCGGATTTTGCAGATACTATATATTTAAAACAAGGTATTCCTTTATCATTTAATAATCTCATTCCGTATTTAAAGGGTTCAAATATATCGTGTTTGTCTATACTTTGGCCTTCTTTTAGTGGGTGTTTTTCTCCCCATATATCATATTTATTAGCCCATATTCCTACGGCCATTGGAAAATCCGATTCTTTTTTCTTTCTTCCTGTGGGCCAAATTTCTGAAACAATTGTATCTACTAAAAATTTCCATGCTAATTGGTGGTCTAGATTAGAATTATTATCTAAATGCCTATGGTCTATCATAAAAATAATGTATTTAACTCTACGCTTTTGCATATCCTTAACCCATTCTTTCCAGTAAATCGCTTCTCCTCCAATATCAGCACTTTTTATTGTATGTGAATCTCCGTCTATTTTGACATTCTTTCTTGAGGCTCTATGACTTCCAACTGTTCTGTCTTGTATTGTCGGAACTTCTCCCCTCGTTCTTAATTGGTGACTTAATGTTGTTTTACCTACCATTGTTGAACCATATACACCAAAATTAATAGCATGAACTTTCTTATAAAAGCCTATTACTGCTTCCCCCACTAAAATAGCAAAGCCTGTCATTAGCGACATTTAATGCCCCCACATTCCAGTAAATAAACTTATTATCCAACCCATGATGTTTATATCAAAAACACCCATAATGTTACCAATAAGTAATGCTGATAATGTAGCACAACTGCCCCAAAACAACATTCTCATTCTTTGAAAGAACATATCTGCTGAATGCGCTCTTGATTGATTATAGGCGTAATCCGAATCGGAAAAGCCCAATAAATCAGCAACAACCAACTAACCACCTCATTGAAGGGCGGCTAAGAATTCGTTTCCAACAGAATTATCATCTTCTTGGATTTGATTTTGATAAAAGGTAGTGCCGTATTGCTTTGCGCTTTCTCTCATCTTTTGTCGTTGTTGTTCATCTCTAGCCTTTCTTTCCCAGAATGCTGCGATTTTCCTATCTAATAACCACATTTCAATTCTATCGTTTAATGCTAAATCAAATAAGGCTTTCATAACCATGATTGAACCAATCGTTCCTAGTCCAAATAGAACAGAATGCGCTAAAGGCCCATAAGGAAAACCCGTTCCAAATTGAGCATACGCCCAAACATTTGTTCCGCTTAATGCTCCGACAAATAAAATTGTCATAACTAATCTAGTGTCTTGACTTAATGCTGGCATTTAAATAACCTCAATTAAACTCAACGGAAACCGCCGCACCTGTTCCGCCACCAGTAGATATTTCTAAATATAATCCAATACTAGCAATAACTCCATGCATGTCAAATTCAACAGCAGTGTTTTGTGGAGCAACAATTATTCTCACTAATTCTTTACCACTAGCCGCAGTATTATCAAATAGTTTAATAGTGGTTTCTGCGCCAGCACCCGTATTCATAGCATGAATACTGATTAATTTACATCTCTCGCTTGAAATCACACTACTAGTAGTTAATACACCACTACTTCGACAACTGGGCATTCATAATCACTTCCGTTCAATTGCACTAGGAGGGTTGCCCCTCTTAAGTGTGTTGGTTTGCTTATTCGGTCAATGCTGACTTCTTGCTCTTAGACAAGGTTTTCTTTGCCTTTGTCTTAGCAGGGAGTAATAATGCACACAATTCATCGTGAGTTGTGAGTTCTTTACCCAATGTTCTTTGTAAGCGAGAAAGTCTTTCAACCGGAACTTGAGACAATTCCTTTCTATCTGCTTCTTCAAAAGAAACATCAAGACAGGAATCGCCCAAATACACTAAGCATTCGTTTACTGATAAATCAGTAATTTCGTTCCTTTTGTCCAACAAACGCCCACGAATAACCATTCGTCTAGCCCTTGCGCTGTGTTTTAGTTTAATTGTTGCCAATTAAACCACCTCAAAGCAAGCCATGAACTCTAACTCTTACTGAACCAAAATCGGCTGAACCGCCTTCTTCCGAAGCACCGCTTGTTCCGATAATTACATTCAATTTAAAAGAAGAAACAGATTCATATGCACCTGTGGCTGAAACTTCAGGAACTACTTGAGCAATAACTGAATCTTGTCCAGTCACCATTACTTGAGTAATTTGAGAAAGTCCTAAACTAGTCGCTGAAACAACTAATCCACCAGCAGCGTATGTTCCCATGTCAATTAGAGCATCAACCATATATTCATCGCCGTTTGCTCTAGGCTTAGTAAAACCTTTATGGTCTGCTAATAATGTTACTGATACCGCCATTTAAATCAACTCACAGGAGGTTTGTAATTTTACCTTGACCCTTAAAGTAAGAACAGCCCATTTCGCCCATTGTTCGGTAAAGAGCCTTGTTTCCAAGAGAACCGACACCGAATGGGTTTCCGTTGCTAATACCATCTTCAAAGTATTGGGTTGGCTTCATAACCGATAGCCACAAATGGTCTGTATCAAGGAAAAGCATATCACTAATCAAAGAACTGTTTGTTCCTGTTGAAGTCATAGCCGCAACTGGAATCATAGGAATGTCGTAATAGGTTGAAACTCGGAATCCGACTTCTGCACCCTTAACACCACGAACACCGTTCACTGTTGGAACGATTTCCTTTCTATCCATGAAACGCTCTTGAGCCTGTAATAAGTCAGAAATCGTTTGAAGAGTGTCATATCCAGTAAGAATAACCTTTGGAGAGCCACCTGCAACACGGAGTCTGCGAATCATGTCATTAAGAACAGTTAATGTCAATTGTCGTGCTTCTGCCGATGTATAACCTGCACCAAAAGAAACTTCCGAATCCAAATACTCGTTGCCTGAAGCACTTCGTAGTTTTCCGTAAAGTGTATCAATTGCTTGGTCGTCAGCAGCCTTAACAAGATTACCACCAGAATTGTCAGCAAGTTCAGCGATTTCAGCAGAATTAGAAACAATCTTCAATAGAGAAGTATAGTTTCGGTCAATACCATTTGCCGAGTTATAATCAGTTGTTGGTGCATAAGCCTCTAAAGGAGTAACAAGCATAGAGTTCTGGACTTCAGCGTGATGCTTACCCATGTCTTCTCTTAGTTGCGCTCTAATATCGCCAATACCATCGTCAATTTGAGCCATTTCCATTGAAAGTTCACTGAAAGCGAATTGATGTGCAACAATCTTTGGACTGGTGAACAATGTATCGTATTCAGGTGCAATTGATTGAAGACCGTCCGAGTCGGAATCCAATGAAGCATTTTCAGGAACTCCACCAGTTCGGTCTGCTCTCAAAGAATCAGCACCATAAAGTGCAGTATTGAGAGTAGTGTTTGAAGCGGCAGAAATGTCCAAAAAGTTTCCTGCTCCACCAGCAGGTCGCTTCTTGAGGATTCTCCAACCACTTGAAGAATAAGGTCGCTTTGAGATAACAGACAATGCGTTGCATTCTCGGTTTAGCATAGACCAAACCTTTTGGCCGTAAATCTTGTTGTAAAGATTAGCGTTAATGCCGCTTGGTGCGCCTAATGCTCCATCGTGAGCGGTATGAATACCGCTAATAGTGCCTTGAGCCTTTAGCAATTGATTGCTAATGCTACCTGTTGCGCCTGTTCCGTATGTCTGTGCTTCTAAATCTGCAATTGTATTAATGTAACTCATTTTAAACGCCTCCTACCATCTTGTGAATGTCAGACCAATCCATTTCAGCCAATTCATCCATTGTTGGGAGTTTAACAGTAGCCTCTACTTGAGCCTTTAGGATTGTTTCCTTTTCAGCCGTCAAAGACTTTCGTAGTTGAGAGAACTCGTTCTTCATAGCAGCAATTTCCGCTTGAGCGTCATAGTTTGCTTTTTCAATGAGGTGTTCTCTTGAAGAGGTTTCAGCCTTAAATCGGCCTTCAAATTTCTTTTGAAGGTTGTCGTATGCAAGTGCTTCAAGTTGTTCTTGGCGGAAAGCCTCATAAGCCTTCTCAATGTTTGCAACAGACAAATCTAGGGTTTCTAGTTCATTGTTGCCGAATGCCTTAACAACAGGCAAATCAGATGCTCTTGGCTTTCCGTTGTCAATAACAACTCTATCCGCAGGTTCACCGATTTCAACGCCAGCACCGTCAAGCGTGGATAATAGAGCCTTTGCTTCATCATCCATGTATTCCATGCTTTCTTCATCTTCCATCTTTTCATCCATCGTCTTTTCATCCATCATAGCCATTCCCTTCTCTTCGTCGGTCATATCCATTTGTTCTTCGTCTTCCTTTCGGAGTGTATTCACTTCTTCCATAAGTGCATCCAGTTCCGCTAGTGCTTTTTCAATTTTTGTCATGCTTCTCATTCCTTTTTTGTTTGTTTTGTCTTGTTTTAATATATCAAATCGTGCTTCTGGGTTAATTCCTTTTTCACAGATTGTTACTTCATGTAATTCAAGTTTGCTAATTTCATTGTAATCTCCTAATTCTTGGTGGTTTTTCTTTACTTTTTCTAAAGCCTGTCCTCCAATACTAAATGACCTCAATGAACCTTTTCTAATGCCTCTATTAATTTCTTTGGCTTTTTCTATATCGTCTCTTAACTTAATAACTACAAAGAATCCTACATCATCTACTTCGGTTTTCCATAGTCTTCCGCTTTTGTCTCTATATGATTTTACTACTTCCCCAACTTGAACATTAGAATGATTAGTCATTACATTTCTAAACTTTGGGTTCTCCATATATTTATTAACAGCCTCGTTAAGTGCTTTAAGTGTGATTAAATCGTTTTGCTTATCAACTATCTCAATGCTTGCATATCCACCAATCATTAAGTCGTCGCTTTTTAGAATCCTGAACTCGTTGGTTCTGTTTGACAATACCGCCGAACTCATTCTTCCTCAACTCTCCTTAGTTCATTCCAGTATATAAAGAACATTACTCACTAGTAGGAATGGGCAATTTATTATACCTGTCTTGATAGATATTCCACTTTCCTTCATCCCCGTC